CCATACCGTCTGAACAATATTCCAGATTCCCTGAAATAATGCCTGGAAGAATGGAGCACATGCATTCCAAATGGAAGAAATAACGTTCCATACAGTCGTTATTGCGTTCTGAATGTAAGGCCAAACAGTAGAAACAACCTGCTGGATATAGTGGAACGCATTGGTTACCATATCGCGGAACCATGCACAGTTGTTCCACAAATAAATAACAGCTGCCACAACCGCTGCAATCGCAAGAACTGTGAGCGTAATAGGATTTGATAATAGACCAATACCAGCCTTAAGATTTGCAACCCATCCGACTACGCTTTTAACAGCCATAATTGCCGGCCCGATTGCAGCCACAACAAGGGCAATCTGAACGATTGTTTTCTGCATTTCCGGAGACAAACTGCCAAACCAATTTGCAATATTTTTCATTACATCTGATACAGCGTTTAACATTGGTGCCAATGTATCTCCAATTGCACCGCCTAAAGCTGCCAAAGCTTCCTTGAGAGCGTTTCCGGCGGTCTTAAGAGAATCTATACCATCTAATGTATTGCTGTATGTCGTATCTACAGTTGAACCATAGTCGCTTAATGTTGTTCCAAGATCCGAAAGGTTAATCTTCCCAGATTTGGCTGCGTTTACAAATGCAAGCCCAGCCTTCGCGCCGAAAATATCATATGCTTCTGCCGTTGCTTTTGAACTTGTTGAGGAATCTTGGAGCCTTGTTATGAGGTCGTTTATGCCCTCATTCATGCTCTTACCTTCCTTGCTATAGTTAGTAGCTGCTTTCTTCAAACCAGTGAGCATCTGATCAGCATTAAGGCCATTCTGTTCAAACTTGCCAATCATAATGGCTGCATCAGATGCAGATAATCCCATTTCCTGGAATGTAGCACCGTTGGTCTGAATAGAATTCATCAGATCATCTACAGAAACTCCTGTTTTCTGAGAAACAGAAGTAAATAATCCAAGCAGATTGCCAGCATCAGAAACATCCATGTTGTACTGGCTCAAGATCTTCTGCGTATTTCCGATTGATCCGTTAAGATCTGTATCGTTTATATCAGCAAATTTGATGAATTCAGTTGAAAGAGATTTCAAGGCATCTCCGGTTAGCCCAAATCTTGTATTTACTTCGCCAACCGCAGATCCGGCAGTATCAAAATCAGTAGGAATTTCCGTAGCTATATCCTTTGCAATTCCTTCAAGTTTCTCAAGAGCTTCTCCTGATGCACCTGTCTTCTTTGCAATAGTATCCATTCCTTCATCAATGCTTTGGAAAGCAAGAACACCAGCTGCACCTGTAGCAATAATCGGAGCCGTTACTCCTTTGGTTAATGCTTCTCCTGTTTTCCCAGCCTCTTCAGAAGTCTTTTTTGCTTTACTAGAAAATTCTTCCCATTTGTCTTTGGATTTGTCTACTTCATTTTGTAGCTTCTTAATTTCGTTGTTTGTTGACTGAATAGCAGCCTGAACGTTGTTAAGAGCTGAAACAGGAACTTTTTCTCCTTTAGCAGCCATCTCTTGCAGCTTTGCCTGTTCCTGATTAAGAACATCTAACTTTTTATTTGACTCTGCAATTGCCTGGTTCAAAAGATTCTGTTTCTGATGAACTAAATCAACATTTTTTGGATCTAATTTCAAGGCTGCATTTACTGCCTTGAGCTGAGATTCAACAGACTTTGACTCAGTTTTAACAGATTTCAATGCTTCCAAAACGCCTGTGGTATCGCCACCAAATTTTACGGTAATTCCCTTTACTACATCTGCCATATGCCGATATCACCTTTCTATTTTCTTAAAATGAGATCTAATTGCCTCCCTATCCGGTTTGGTCTGAGTCAACCGCCAGCAATTTTCAAGGTATTCTCTTCCATCTTCTGTTCCGTTCATTTCGCTAATGAACGACTCACGGGCTAAAAACAAAAAATCATCAATTTGCATTTCTTGAATCTCTAATAGATTCAATCCTGTATAATCAATGACCAATTTTTCTAAACCTGTTGTTGTTTGATACCTGATCTGATATTTGCCCTGTGAGGGCATTCCCCCTGGATAGTAGGGGAGTGTTAGTTTGGGTCTTTCTGAACGGATGAAGAAATAAAGTCTTTATATCCGATAATGAAAGCCATCATTTCTTCAAGCTCATAATCTTCCATTTCTTTTTTGGAAATTGTGATTCCTTCCATGTTATTGCTCAAAATGGCAGCACAAAGATCATGCAATTCACCAATCTGTGTATTAACGCTTTCTTGATCATTCCCAAGCTCAGAAATGTTATTCATCTTATCGAAAACTTTCTTTGATGGCATGCGGACCGTCAAAGATCTGTTATCCTTAAGATCAACTCTCCAGTATTTACGCTTGATGTTATTAAAACTGAAACTCATTGCCATATAGGCTCCTCCTTTAGAAAAAATAAGGCAGAGATATCAAACATCTGCCTTATTCAATTACGCTGCTGGAATGATTTCTTCCTGATATGTAATCAGTGTTCCATCTGTATCCTGTGGCATAGCCTTGAATTCAGCATCTACAGTTGTTTCCTTGGAAGGATCAAACTTCAATGTGAACCCAGATTCATTGGAACCCACAATCATTACCCAGATATCGCCATCTGTTTCATCAACATGATGCAGGCAGATAACATATTTCTGGCCAGTATAGTTCTTTGTGCCACCAATCTTAACAGTGCGGAGCTTCTTCTCCGTGTCTTCTGTAACTCTGGCTGTATCGGTCAAGTATTTGAGCTTGTTACCGTTCCATGTGCAGATTCCTGTTTTGACTGTAGCCTCTTCTTTTGTAATGATCTTTTTAACCTTTACTCCACGATCATCTTCTGCTGTGTAATATGTAGGCTTGTACTCAACAGATGCACCACCTGAAATATAAGCCAGGCGATTTGTTTCTACACACAATGCAGTAATATCCGGGAGCAATCCTGTGAACTGCTGAACATATACATCCGCAGATCCCAAGACAATTCTATCGTCATTTGCGTTAGACATTTTTATCCTTTCTTCGCTTTCAGCGATATATCATACGTTGTTTGATACATTTTTTCGGTATCGAGCCATTCCCTGGTTCGCGTGAAATTCAATCCGGCTGCATTTATGCAGCTTTCAATCATAGTTTCATGCTCAAGATCCATAGATTCAGATGCCCAAAGAACTGTAATTCCATGGTCAACTATCATGCCAGGCTTAAAATCCGGGCCAGATGTTGAAACATCATCAATGTAGACCCCATAAGGAAGCGTAGGCTTGGAATAATGGTTATCCTTAATATTTAATCCCGCTGCTTTCATTAGCTTGAATAAATCAGCCATTTTTCTCAATCCTTTCCTTTACGTTATTGACGAATTCCTCTTCGTTCTTTTTAGTAGGCTCTGTAAGAAAATCTTTTGCCTTTGTCATTCTTCCGTTCCTGGTCAAATGGCCATTGATCAGAAGATGCGTAAGCCGATAATCCGGAGCCTTAACATACCACATTGAACCAACCTGAAGAGAATCACCTTCGAGTTCTTTCATAGCTATATGTTTGGCATAAGTTCCTGATCTTTTGCTTCCAGCTTCTCTAGGAGCTGATGATTTCGTATCATCAACCAGTTTTTGTGCAGATTTTTTGGCTTCTTCAGATGCTATTTTTCTGATTTCCGGTTCCTGTGATTCCATAAGCTTCATGAATTCAGCAGAAAACTGATCAGCGGTTAATGAATTAGCCATATAGCTTTCTTATTACAAGCTTAACAAACTGATGCTTGTATTCGATATCATCATAAGATTTAATATCGAATGCAATTCCATCAATCATTGCCCTGTAAACCTGAGTGTTGCCATCAATCTTTGCTAAAGCTGGAGTATACCGAAGCTTTAACGTAATCATATCGGAGCTATATTCAGAACCGGCAACAGCATATTCGTTGCTACCGGTCCTGTTTTCACTCACAGTATGAAACGTTTTGTATAATAAAGCCCATGTCTCTGTATCAGGATCCTGATGCTGTATCTGTACTTTCAGCACTGGTTGATACCTCCTGTAGTTCAAGTCTCACTTGCATGAGCATTGAGCTAACAATCTCTTTGATCCTCGCGGTTGCTTTGTCTGATCTAGCCTCTCCATGAGTGTATAGATCATCCGCAAGAATAAGCTGGGCTTCCTTAACCCTATGATCATCAGAAGGATAGGTCGTGCTGATAGCAGCCTTGGCATATTCATCAGTAACTTTGATCAAGTTGTTAAGCCTACGAATTAACGGCTGATCAGCTTCATCCGTAGATTTTTCGTCAAGATCAAGCACGATATAATCGGTCAATTCTTCAAATGTCAGCATTGTTTATCCTCCAATCTCACGAATTAAGCTGTGGCAGTAGCGGAGAAGGATACATATTCGTAAGCGGTATCGTCTACCTTTACAAGATCAAATCCTTCAATAACTCTTAAGCAGTTTGTGTTCTTGCCGAACATATACTGATCAGAAGTTGCATATTCCAGATCCTTATACAGTTTCATAGTAACGGCTGCCTTTTCAGATCCAACAAACATTGGTGCATGAGTAGCATCAATCATTGGTAACTGAGCATCTGGTACAACGAAAATTGGCATAGACTGGAACATCTTTTCTGTTGCATTCAGAGGATTTGGCTGAAGAACTGGTCTTCCTTCCTTATCTTCCTCTTCATCCAGCATTGTGAATCCTGTCTGGTTGGTTACAATGTAGCCATCCAGTTTAACAGACGGATCAAGATCCTTGTTCATGGACTTCTTCAGAGCCTTCCAGCCAGCTAATGCAGTGGCAGTTTTGCCCTCCTTCAGCTTTGCAATGATCTTTGTGTTCTCTGTTAAAACGGCGTTCTTGACGAACCATCTATCCAGATAGCCAAGCAGATCAGCCTGTTCAGCACCGGCAAGGATGTTTCCGATAGGAATCAGCTTGCCATAGTGCTTGATAACCCACTTTACATTCTTCAGCTTTGGAGCTTCTGTAGAGTCAATATCTCCACCATCTTCAAACTCGATCAAGCCTGTGAATGTTCCTGTGGAATCTTCAACAGCCATGCTGCCTGTTAAAGCGGATGCATTCTCAACTGTGATTACATCACGGAGAGAAACATAGCTCTTACGGAGTTCATTGATCTTAGTAGCAATTTCACTTGGAACAATAGCATTTGTAGCATCTGAATCAGACCATACAAGGCTCTTTGCTTCTACTTCAGAGAGCTTTCTGTGAGAAAGAATCTTGGCCATAACAACCCATGGGTTTGCATTCTGGCCTTCCATTGCTTTCTTTTCTGCTGCATCCAGCTGATCATCAGTTGGAGCATTCGCTTCAGCAGTGTAGATAGCCTTCTCAACTGCATATTCCTTGGCAGTCTCGTTGTAGGCATCCATCTCCTTCTGAGCATCCTCAGTTTTCTTCTGAGAATTGAAATCTTTGGCTGCTGCCAAATGCTTCTGCATTGCGGCCAGCAACTCACGCATCTTCTTGTTCATCTAGTTTTTCATCCTCCTTACTTTCAGAACAAAAAGCCGACTCACTTTCTAAGTCGACTTCTGCCTGTGCGATATTGACCGCCAGGCTTATATCATCAGCTTCCGCTGTAGTCTCTGGTGCTGGTGTTGGCTCTTCTGTCGGCTCTTCCGTTGCACTTTCCTCTACAGTTTTTTCTGAGATATCCTTTTTTTTCAGCTCCATGTTCTTGACCACTCCGGCATCTTTCACGGCTGGAACTGTAACCAGTGAAACTTCATATGCATCCTTGATATTGCCTAGCTCAAACGTGCATGTTTTTCCTTCGTATTCAAATCCTGGATAATGGCTGCAATAGCCATCCTTCAGATTGTCTCTTCCACAAATGCTGCAAACAGCAGATCCAGCAGAGAATCCAACGGAACATTCTTTCTTGATTCCCGCCTGTATCTCCGCAATCAGATCTTTGTTTGTATCTGTGCGTACCATGTATAGCTTCGCAACCAATGTTTTTACTGGATTCCCAAAACTATTTTTTTCAGTATCGGATTCTTCAATCTCACAATCAAAGATGCGGGCTACTTCGTTATCTACATCACTCCAATCATGGTTCTTGATCAGAGGCCTTCCGGTAAACGCTGCTGCCATCTCTTCCAGGCCGGAATCAGATATATTCTCGAACTGGCGATCTACGCAGTTGTTCTCCATTGCCAGCTTGAAGACAAAGATATCTTCAGCGGTTACATCTTTCATTGTGTAAGAATTGATCTTCTTCAAATCATCTTTTGTTACCTTCAGTGCTTTGATCTTTGCGGATTTCTCAAACAGATCATCCGGAATGATCTTTTTTTCTAGTTCTGACATTATTCAGTTCCTCCTTGGCCATACTGTGCTCCAACGGATACCAACGGAATTGTTGATCCGTTTCCAATCAACTGATCACCGCCATCTTTATGAGGAAGATCCAAATAGTCTCTTGCTTCATTTGGCGTTAATACGAAATTACTAACAGCAGATACCAGATATTCCATCTGCGATTTTGAATCGGCTCTCAGAACAGAATTTACATTGAATTTAGGCTTGAATCCTTGAGCCATCTGCTTATCTGATAACAGCTTGTATTCAATCTCTTCTTCATACTGTTTCAGAATGTATAAAAGAGTATCCGTATAAAAAGCCAGGTTCTGTGCCTCCGCCGAAGAGTAAGAGCTCTTGGATAGGTCGTTTACCTGATAAGGTTTTATACCGAATGCTGCACAAATCTGTGATGCTGTGTACTGCTTGATCTCTAAGAACTGGCTATCTGCCAGATTGTTCTGCTTCAGGTCCTTGATATCAATGCCCTGTGGCAGAGGAATAAGCGTTTTTACATTCGCTTTCCCTGTTGCATACTTTTCAATCTTGGCCAGCAGCTTTGCTTCCTGATCATCATTCAGCTCTGATGTATAAGTAACAACATTGCGGGCGGACATTCCATTCTCATAGGAATCATTAACAACCTTTTGTGCAGAAATGTTCCCTCTGATTGAACTTGCCAGCTGGTCCTGAACGGACAATCCAACAATTCCATCAAACGTTGTTGCGGTCTTGAAATGGAGGATCTGCTCTGAGCCAAACTTATATCGTTTGCCTCCAACATCATAGATGTACCAGATATCCGGAACATCACTCATGATGAGCTGATCATCATAGTAGACTCTCACTTGATTTGAAGGCAGAATCCATAGCTGCAATGTTGTTCCGGCTCCAGTTATCAAGCAATAAGAATTTCCGTAATGGCTGCGGTTGATCTCAACCGTGCTCCAGAACGTTGATGCAGTCATGAATTTATTTGGCCGGACCCTGAGAACGTGATACAGCGGATCTTCATACGCTTCTCTCGATCCCTGGTTAGGTATTGTCTGAATGAGTTTTAATGGAAGCTTGCCAACGGATTCTGATAATATCTTCAAACAGGCAAAATAAGTGGCTTCGGAAAGAACTGATTTATCAATATCCGATACGCCAAGGAATTGAAGCCATGTTTTCATGGAATCTGTAAGTTCTGTGGCAGATTTAGATCTATTTCCACGGAACATATTGCTGATTGATTTTCTAAATCCCATAGTTTTCCTCTCTAGATATCCATATTTA